GATGTTATCACATCGCTAGATCGCGGTGACAGTGACTACATCACTCGCGGGCCATTAGGTTCTATGAACCTTGGTGTTCCTGTGCCAAACCCGTTTTCTGCTTTGACGCGAACAGTTGAGCGGATTGGCGACAACACGATCACAACAGTAGGCGCACCACACGATGTGTACACAGCAGACGATGTCCGGCGCCTGACAGAATCTGGGGAGATGGCTCCCGGCGTCGATGGAAATTTCGATTGGTCACGGGTCGGGCAAGCCAAAGGTATTGAAGGGGATGTGTTCCATCGCGATGTCCATGAAATGTATTTGCGTATGGTCGCGACTAGCATGGGTCACGATGAGCAAAATGCAGAAATTCCAATATACGACACGCTTGGCCGGCTAGTCACTGATGGCCCAACCTTTGAACAAAACCCAATGCTGCGTATGTGGAATGGGTTCAGCCCAATAGTTTTGTCCAGCTCAGAAGAGCAAGAGCCATTCGTCAAAGAGCTTGTGCGCTTGGACTGGCCGCTGCCACAGCCGCCAGACGACTACAAAGGCGTCGAGCTAACGCAGATGCAAAAGAGCAATTTTATCTGGCTGGCAAAAGGCAACCGCGATCAATTGCCCGCAAACCTTGAAGGCACAAACCTTGTGCCTGTCAGAGTGCGCGGCAAGGCCGGCAGTCAAACATTCCAAGCATCGTTGGCTAGTTTGATGAAATCGCGCGAGTACAGGAAATCAACAGACAAAGAAAAACGCAATCTCATTGGCCAGCTTAATGATGACTTCATGGCGGCAGCATGGTCGCGCCTCACAGCGATTGAAGGCAATGAGCGCCTTGGTATCGCAGCGAGGCAAATACAAGGGCTTAAAGAAAGGGGCTACAGATGACCATCAGCACCACCAACATCAATAAATCTTACAGCGGCAATGGCAGTACGCATTCCTTTGCATATGACTTCCCGATCTTTGCGGACGCCGATCTGACTGTCGTTGTGCGCTCAGCCGCCGGCACAGAAACCGTCAAAACTCTCAACACGCATTACATAGTTACTGGGGCCGGCGCATCATCAGGCGGCAATGTGCTGTTCAAGTTTAACACCGGCACATCGTCCGACGCACATTTTAGCGCTACAGATCATCGCCCGGCATCTGGTGAAACTGTCGTTATCCGGTCTGAGCTGGCAAACACGCAGACACTTGATCTTGTCGCGAATGACCCGTTCCCGGCATCGGCTTTTGAGACCGCGCTGGACAAGCTCGTGCGGATGGTACAGCAGCATGAAGAGGAGCTGGATCGCTCTATCAAGCTGTCACGCACAAACACAATGACCAGCACAGAATTTACCACCAGCTCGACGGATCGGGCTAGCAAGGTGCTGGCATTCGACAGCTCCGGCGAGCTTTCAGTCACGACAGAGCTGGGCACATTCAAAGGAAACTGGAGTGCGTCAACAGCATATGCGCTGCGTGATATCGTCAAAGACACAAGCACCAACAATATTTTTATAGCAATTACCGCGCACACCAGCTCCGGCAGTCAGCCGCTGACGACAAACACAGATAGCGCTAAATGGTCACTGCTGGTCGATGCTGCGTCCGCGACGACTTCGGCCAGCGCGGCTGCATCAAGTGCCACTGCGGCTGCTGCAAGCGCCGTAGACGCAACTAACAATGGCGCTGCCCAAGTTGCATTGGCGACAACCCAAGCCACGAATAGCTCTAATTCTGCTACGGCCAGTGCGAATTCTGCGACGGCCAGTGCGAGTTCAGCGACGGCTGCGGCGTCAAGCGCCACATCTGCGGCCAGCAGTTTGTCAACATTCCAAGGCCAGTACCACGGCGCAGCCAGCTCTGATCCAAGCAGCAACCTCGACACTGGCGATTTGTATTTCAACACATCGACTGGGATCAAAGTCTACAACGGCTCTGCATGGGTGGACGTAAAACCAAGCAGCTCTGAGCAGACAGCAATCACTGCTGTAAATGCAAACGCAAGTAACATTAATGCTCTTGCAGCATCTGATGTATTGGCTGACATGGCGCTGCTTGCTGATGCTGATGTCATTAGTGACATGAACACTTTGGCTACCACTGATGTAGTCGCTGACCTAAATACTCTTGCCACCAGTGATATTGTCGGTGACATCAACACGCTTGCTACAAGTGATATTGTGTCTGATCTGAATACTTTGGCCACTAGCGACATCGTATCTGACATCAATACTTTGGCCACTAGCGACATCGTGTCCGATCTGAATACGCTGGCCACTAGCGATATTGTATCTGACATCAACACGCTGGCGACATCCGACATCGTGTCTGATCTGAACACTCTGGCGACATCCGACTTTGTGGCAGACCTTAACACAATGGCATCGGCTGATGTTGTGGCCGATCTGAACACTCTGGCGGCGATCAGCTCCGACATTACATCCTTGTCTGGTGCGTTGGAAAAAACCTACACAGTTACAGTAGTCAATCCGGGCAGTGGTAATGTGTTTGCTTTGGATGGTGTTAATGCGCCGACAATCGAATTGTTCAGAGGCAATACATATGTCTTTGATCAATCCGACAACAGCAACACTGGCCACCCAATAGCTTTCAAAGACAGTGGCGGGTCATCTTACACCGATGGTGTAACAAGCACTGGAACGCCCGGAAGCTCTGGTGCCAAGACCACATTTGTTGTGCCATCAAATGCTCCAAGCAGCTTGCGATATTACTGCACGGTCCACGGCAACGGTATGGGAAATACCATAACCGTCACAGACAGCAACATCTCGCTGGTTGCCGGATCAATTGCAAATGTAAATACTGTCGGTGGCGCAATCAGCAATGTGAATACAGTTGCCACTGCAAATGCAAACATCACAACAGTCGCAACCAATATCAGCGGTGTTAATAGTTTTGCAGAACGCTATCGGGTTGGCTCGTCAGACCCGACATCATCACTTGACGAAGGTGATTTGGCGTACAACAGCAATTCAAATCTTCTTAAATATTATAACGGCTCAAGCTGGCAGAGTATCAGCCCCGGCATTGGGTCTGTAGCAGACGATAGTTCCCCGCAGCTTGGCGGCGACCTTGATGTCGTGACAAATGCTATTGTCAGTACATCAAACAGAAACATTGCGATTACGCCAAACGGCTCTGGCTCTGTTGTTCTTGATGGTTTGTCATATCCACAAGCCGATGGTTCGGCTGGTCAGTTCCTAAAAACAGATGGCTCTGGTGCGTTGTCTTTTGCCACTGTTGCCCAGCCATCTAATGCAACGACATCAGATGCGGGACTGATGTCTGCTGCTGATAAAACAAAGATAGATGCCATAGAGGCTTCTGCTGATGTGACCGACGCAACCAATGTTGCAGCAGCCGGTGCTGCTATGCTTGCTGGGGCTAGCTTCACAGGCGCTGTTGATGTTGATGCTGCGCTTGTTGCAAACACAGTGGGCATCGATAATGGATCAAATGATTGGGTCTTCAGTGTTTCAAGCAATGCGCTGATATTCTCATATGGCGGCACGGCAAAAGCCAAGCTAGATAGCAGCGGCAACCTGACTGTTATTGGCAATGTCACCGCATACGGGTCAATATAATGGCAATCGCGGCGTCAGGGGCTGTAAGCCTTTCTGATTTTAGATCAGAGTTTGTTGGCGGTTCGTCTGCTATTTCGCTAGGCGATCTGTACCGTGGCGGCAGTAACATTAGGGCAAAAGCTGGAAACAACACAGCCACCAATCTTGCAGCTAATGTACCAACAAGCGGTGCAATAGATTTTGCTGACTTCTATTCACAGGCAAAAGGCTTTCGCAAAACCTACAGCAGCGGAGCAACGAACCAAGATGCGTCTGCCGTTTTTGGCGACGACTATGCTGTGGATTATCCTAAAGAAATTGTTATTGATAGCGGTGTTGAACTAGGCGCAACCAGCACATCACAAGAGGCGTTGCAGATAGACAGCGGTTTGTCTGGTGGCCTAACCATTACCAACAACGGCACATTGTCCGGCGCTGGTGGTGCAGCCAATGGCGGGGCTGGCGGTGATGCTTTTCAAGCAGATGTCGCCTGTACGCTCGTAAACAACGGAACGCTAAGAGCCGGGGGAGGTGGGGGAGGAGCCGCCGGAGCCGGTGGCGCTGGCGGTACAGGTGGCCAAGGCCAAACATCCAGCACTGGCGTTGGTGCTTGGAGTGGTTACACACTTTCTACTACGGCTGGCAATCAGTACATGGTGCAGTGGTATTCACCGGGACAATATCGTAATAGCGACTGGTATTGGGCTGGCTCTAATGTTGGCTCATATTACGTCCAAAACTATAACTACCAACCAACCACACATTCTAGCGGTGGTTATACTTATCAAAGAAGCGCTGGCGGTAGTGCATCTGGTTTTGATCAAAAATTTCAAATTCGCAGACGACAGAACAGCGTGACCACATACACATATTACAACGGTGGAGCTGGTGGAGCCGGTGGCGGCGGTGGAAATGGTGGTGTAGGCCAAGGCTACGGCCAATCTGCTGGTTCTGGGTCATCTGGCAGTGGCGGTTCAGGCGGTTCGGGGGGAGGCACAAATGCTGGGTCCGGCGGCACTGGCGGGACCGGCGGGACTGGTGGAGCCGGAGCGAGTTTTGGAAATTCTGGTTCTTCGGGGGCTACAGGATCAACTGGAAATACAGGCGGCAACGGCAATCACACAAATGGTTCTGGTGGTTCCGGCGGCTCTGGCGGTTCTTCTGGCGGTGCGGCTGGCAAGTACATTCGTGGCCTATCTAATGTTTCCTTTACCAATAACGGCACAGTCCAAGGTGGCACGGCATGAATTACGAAGTAACAGAAATCAATAACGGTGTTGCTAAGATACAGTTTAGCGATGGCACATGGACATTTGTTCAGCTTACAGCCGACCTCAGCGAGGCTGACCTTGACGACATTGTGCATAATATTGTGCCACCACATTTAAAGACAGGTGAAGCGCCATCATTTCTCAGTGCTGGTGCAACACGCACAGCAGCGGCAAAGCCAGCTCCATCTTCACCAGAAATCGCTGCATACATTTTAGCGCGACAAATGGCTTACGGCACACCAGAGCAACAACTCGAATACATAACAGAAAATGGTCTGGATGCTTGGATAGCAAAAGTTGCTCAGATTAAATCGGACAATCCTAAGCCATGAGCAAGCCAACAGCCGCATCTGTACAGGCTCAGATTGATACACATGAGGCGGTCTGTGCAGAGCGTTGGAAGGAAACGATCCTGCGTATTAAGCGAATCGAACACATCATGATTGGTACTGCTGGAACCATAATTCTGTTACTTGTTGGAATCATAGTTAATGGATGATCCATGTCTTCCTTTTGTATGTATTTGTTGGCCTTGGCGAGGAGCGTAGGCTCGTTAGTAATGATATGTATTTTCGCAGTGTTGATGACTGCGTGTACTTTGCACAAAGACTGCACAAGCAAGGACAGAAGATCACATCTTACTGTTTGCCAGCAATGGTAGACAAAGAAACAAAGGTGTATTAATGCTTGCGGAATTGGCGGCTGCTAACGCTGCATTTCAAATTATTAAGACCACTATATCCAATGGGCGTGAGCTTGCCTCATGTGGCAAGGCTCTCGGCACGTTCATCTCTTGCAAAGAAGATCTTATGCGAGAGGGCAACAAGAAACGTGCCAGAGGCGTAGGCGGCAATGATCTTGAAGAGTTTATGGCTCTTGAACAGATTCGTGAGAAAGAAAAGCAACTCAAAGAACTGATGATACTGTCTGGTCGCCCCGGTCTATGGCGTGACTATGAACGCTTCTGTGAAGAAGCAAAGGATGGTAGGGCCAAGGCTAGGCAAGCTGCTGTCAAACGCCGGAAGAAAAACATTGAGACGGCTGGCAACGTAGGTGTTGGCCTCGTTATTGTGTTTGGCATAGTTGGCATATTGCTGTTTGCCTTTTGGATGAGGGGTGCTTTTGCACAGGCTGCTAACGATCTGACTGTGTGCCGCATGGTTAAATGTATGAAGATCGACAAGAAAACCACAGCATGTGTATATCGCGGCGCACACAATACTCAAGAAACTATTATGTATGCGCCGTATGAGTTTCGGCCACGGGAGTATCTGTGCCAATGGAACCCAGATCAACCACCACCGCCAAACATTTATGATGTTCTTGAAGGCATAAGGGATAGTCAAAAATGAGCGCTGAACAGGTTCTTAAGTGGAAGTTGCTTCCTAGATTTATGATGATTGTAATGACCATCATGTACATTCGTGTACTAGAGTGGGGCATGTCACTAGATGACATCAGCACCCAGCAAAGCGCAATGATTTCGATATGCAGCGGCGCAATGACTGGTGCGTTTGCTGTATGGCTAGGAAGCGAGAAGACCTAATGTGGGACATGCACAACAGGACAAAGTAAATGATACAGGCTTTACTACCTATTATTGGTGATCTTGCTGGTGGCTGGCTCAAGGGCAAAGCTGCTGAGAAAGCTGCTAAGAGTCAAGTAAAGGTGGCTCGTGCTGAGGCTGAGGCTGAAGTGATGAAGGTCGCTGCTACGCATGAAGCTGGTTGGGAAAAGATTATGGCCGAAGCCAGCAAAGATAGTTGGAAAGATGAAGCTTGGACTATTCTGTTTATAGCTATCATTGCCATGTGCTTTATACCGCCATTGCAGCCGTATGTTGAGCGTGGCTTTGATGCTTTGAGTCGTACACCAAGCTGGTTTCAGTGGGCCATGTATGCCTCAATAGCAGCATCATTTGGATTACGCGGACTAAAAGGATTGAAAAAATGAACATCGATAAGCTAATGGAAGAACTAAAAGTTGATGAAGGATGTGTCATGGAAATATACAATGACCATCTTGGATACCCAACTTTCGGTGTGGGCCATCTTATTCGTGAAGATGATCCAGAGCATGATCAGCCCCTTGGCACTATCGTTTCTGATGAAAGAGTTAGAGAGGCTTTTGAACAAGATCTTGATAGTGTGCGCCGCGACTGCTTGCGTTTGTATGGCAACTTCACAGAGTTACCGGATGATTGCCAGTTGATTATAGCAAATATGATGTTCAATCTTGGGTATCCAAGACTTTCAAAATTTAAACTGATGAAGGCTGCTATAGAGAAAAGTGATTGGGAAGAAGCTGCGAACCAGATGGAATCAAGTAGATGGTACAGGCAAGTCCCTAATCGCGCTGAGAGGCTTTGTAATCGGATGAGGCTTCTCGCCGTTCCTGTCTAAGCATTTCAAGTCCAACTTGCTGGCATCTGTACGCCATCTCAAGCATTTGCTCGCTCTGCATTTCAACTATAGTTACTTTTCCATCAAGGCTAATGGCAATTCCGTCGTTCCTTGGGATTATGAGTGCCTTAATCATGATCAATCTTTAATGCGTATTGGTTTGAGTGTGTAGCCCAGATAGTTGAGAGCAGCTTCGATATCATTGACTCGTGGCGTATGCGTAGTGCGCCACTTCCTCAATGTATCCCTGTGAAGACCAACTCTTTCTGAAAGATCTATTTGGCAGCATCTTTGTTTATGCATTTCTTTAAATAGAAACTGCACAACAGCGTTGCCGTTAGTGATGGCTGGACGATATCTAAATTTCCGCATATTTATCCTTTTTGTAAGCGTGAAGAGAGCAGTGACAAACATACCTGTCGCATACTCTCTTCACTAGCCCAATGCTTTTGTTCTTCTTCAGACCTAATCACATTAGGTTGTTCGGGTGTTCCAACTATTAAACTCGTATGCCTTTTACGGGGGTCAAGAGCATTAACCTATACACAGGATATGGATCGTAATGAGGCGTCCTAATGCACAGACATAGATGGCTTTGTGTTCTGCTACTTAAACTTTCATAAACTATTCTGCTCCGTGTAGGCCTCGCGGTTACCACCCTGTCAGAGACAGGGAACAAGTACAAAATAATTCATCCGGTTCTTTGGCTAGGACGAGGGCAAACCCAATGCCCCCCGCCCAGAAAGGAGTGACCCCCTCCTCAAAATGGTATTACGTCACCGCTATCCGCATCAGATTGCACAGGCTTTTCTTCTTTTGCATAATCGCTCGAACTGTCTTGGCGATATTTTGTGCCACCAGAAGTTACACTAAGATTCAAAAACTTCTGACCGCTCTGCGTTTCATTTGCGTATGCAAAGACTTTCTCTTCACCGCACGGCCCTGAGTAGGCCCAGTCTTTGTCTTCGTCTTTGAATAGTGTTGCGATCTGTACATACAGTGTAAGCCTTCCTTCTGGCTCTTTGACAACCACACTCTTGGGTGGGTAGCCGTCATCTTCACGACGCTTCCATTCGCTGATGTTAAGCTTACCACTCAAGATCATATGACCAGTGCGGTCATCTGTAGGAAAGACACTGCCTTTGTTTTCTTTGTGTTCATAAGCCATTAGAAATCCACCTTTGTTTCTTGTTTCTTTTCTTCATGCATCTTCTGCACCTTAGATTTTACAGCCTTGTCTGCTGCTGCATTACCATCGTCATCCTCTGACGGCAGTCCCATTGCTGCCTGCAATGAGTAACGCTTGGCATATGTGATACCGCTGCCCATCTTCTGTGGATCCGATGGGTCCTTGCTGCGGATGGGACACATGCTGACACGCGCCTCTTTTGTTGGTGCATGTATGATTGTTGTTCTTACAACTTGCACGACCTGATCACCGACAGTGACAAGATCAAGCGGCTGCGTAAAATACAATCCATACTTGTTAGCCTCACGCGCAGCAGACATCACTTCTTCAAGAGTAGAGTATGAACTTTTAAAGTGCGGGTTTGATCCACCCTTTGTTGCAGATACTGCCTCCATTTGGAATGCCAGCATTGCTTCATCAAAGTTTTGTGGTTGTTTTTTCTCAGCCATTTACAGACTCCTTGTTCACAACAATCCTGCAAGATCCGTTCTTGCTCCGTCGTACTGCCAACATATCGCAGTACACTTCACGCTCATCATCATTGATCATAGAGCGTAATTCTTTTTTGCTGGCATCATGTCGCTTGGCATAATCCAGCGTGCTTATGTATGTGTGTGCTGCATCAACAAATGCATTCTCTTTGCTTGCATCCCTGATAGACAGCCCATCGATATCAACAGACGACCAATCTATTTTGGTTTTCTCTCTGATTCCTGGTGCTATATCTAGCCTGACATACTCCCAAAACTCCTTGATCAAAGCCATATACTGATCCATCAGTTGGCTGCTTTGAGACACACGGCATGTTTCCCATTGGTTGCCAAAGATAACAGACATATGAACCGCTGGCTTGTTTGCCACCCACATATAAAACTGTATCTGCCCCATGTATCGATCTAACACATCGGCCATATTGTTGAAGCTGCTAGTATGTTTGCACTCAATGATATTGCCGTTTGCCAGCACACCATCCAAGGTTCCTTTACATGGTATGTTATGCCAGTTCTTTGTGTACTCAACCTGTGTATCTGTAACCATGATGTCGGTTTGGATTTCGAACCAACGCATGTTGAACAGTTCTGTTTCGACACCAAGGTTTACATTGAACATATGGGACAGATCATCAGGCTCTCTTCGCCCAGTCTTGATCTGCCATAGATCGAACCAGTTGCTGTCATGCTCCAGCTTGTAGAGATCAGAGCCTCCAATGAATCCTTTCCTATCCATCTTCTTTATCCAGTGCGACGTAACGCTTGCCTTCAAAAAGGCCGTACTTAAATACAACACGCCTGCCAATAGTTGAGCCTCGCGTCATTGCAATGTACTGCCTGTCTTCTGTGATTGGCTCAAGCTGCATGTTTAATATTCTTATCATCGGATCTTTCATCGATGCAGCGATTGTGTCGGCGAAGTCAGCCATCTCATCAATGGTAGACAAACCAAGTGTCATCTTGCTGTTAAGAAAATCGTCATGATCGGGCTTGTCCCAATCATCTTCATGCTCTTCTATAACGATAGCCGTATACGGCATTGGCATCTCCTGTTGGTGGTGAGGGGCATGCTTGTGTAACCAAAGACATTGAGTGG